TAAATAATAATTTTTTTTTTAAAACAACAAATATGCCAACATCAACAACAATTACAACTACATACGCTGGAGAAAAAGCAGCTGGATATGTAGCAGCAGCACTATTGAGCGCTAACACTATCGAGAACGGTGGTATTACAGTAAAACCAAATGTAAAGTACAAGTCAGTATTGAAAAGAGTTTCTACTGGAGACTTGTTATCTAATGCAAACTGTGACTTTGACGCAAACTCTTCACTTACTTTGGATGAGAAGATTCTTGAGCCAGAAACTTTTAAAGTGAATCTACAAGTTTGTAAAGCAGACTTCAGAGAGGATTGGGATGCAATCGAAATGGGTTATTCTGCATTCGATGAGATTCCAGCATCTTTTGCTGATTTCTTAATTGGACACGTAGCAGCTAAAGTAGCTGGTAAGATGGAGCAAAACATTTGGTCTGGAGTGAACGCCAATGCTGGAGAATTCGATGGTTTCGAAACTTTGTTAGCAGCAGACGCTGAGCTTCCAGCTGGACAGCAAATCGCAGCACTCGGTGGAGGTGTTGACGCTGCCACAGTAGTTGCTGAGCTTTCAAAAATCGTAGACGCAATTCCAACACGTTTGTACGGAGTTGAAGGGCTTACTCTTTACGTTTCTTCTAACATCTACAGAGCTTACGTACGTTCACTAGGTGGATTCGGAGCTAACGGACTTGGAGCTGCTGGTGTTAACGCACAAGGTAACAACCAAGCATTTGGAGATTTAATGTTCGATGGTATTCCATTGTTCATGTGTAACGGAATGTCTGACGATACAGCTATCTGTACAACTAAAGATAACTTGTTCTTTGGAACTGGTTTGGCTTCTGACTCACAAGAAGTAAAAGTTTTGGATATGGCAGACCTTGACGGTTCAGAGAATGTACGTGTAATCATGAGAATGACTGCTGCTGTTCAATACGCTTTCGCTGGAGACGTTGTAACATACGGAATCTAAGAATTAAATATTAACCAATAGAAATAGGGGAGGTAAAATGCCTTCCCTTTTTTTTATATAAAACTTTAAAAATATGTCATGTGACTTATCATTAGGCAGAATAGAGCCTTGCAAGGATGTAGTGGGTGGATTGGATGCCGTTTACTTCATCAATTTTGACGATGCGCCAGTAGGAGATATCGACTACAACGCAACTAATACAGACGTCATAGAAAAATTAAATAGTACACCTAGTACTATTGAAGCTTATAAGTACGAGCTAAAAGGTACTTCATCTTTCGAGCAAACTATTACAAGCTCAAGAGATAACGGAACAACTTTCTTTGAGCAAGTATTAAACCTTTCATTAAAGAAGCAAGATTTAGCTACTCACAAAGAGGTTAAATTGATGGCTTTCGGTCGCCCTCATATCATTGTAAAAGACCACAACAACAATTTCTTTTACTGTGGACTAGAGCATGGAGCAGAGGTAACTGGTGGTACTATTGCTACTGGGGCTGCTATGGGAGATATGTCTGGATACACAATCACTCTTACTGCACAAGAGCGAGTACCTGCAAACTTCTTCGAAGCAACAGCCGAATCTGAACTTGCTGCTGCTGGGGTTAATGTAATAGAAGCTCCATAATCAACAAAACAATCTTTTAAAGCCCTTGCCTTTTGGTAGGGGTTTTTTTATTTAAAACAAATTCTTTTTTTTTAGTTATATAAGTATGATAATACTAAGGGAGTCATTACTATCTCAATCGTTTAAGTTTATACCACGAACTTTGACAGCAGATAGTATGGTTATAACTGATGAAGCAGAAAACACAAGCGACACAATAGCTATTACTCCAGTAGTAGATAGATACTATTTAAGCGTTTCTGAGGTACTTACTCTCGTAGAAGGTAGGTTTTATACTCTCACAGTTTTAAACGGCACAGACGTAGTATATAAAGACAAGATATTCTGCACAAATCAAGTAGTAAAAGACTACACTATTAATAAAGATGAGTACGTACAGAATGAGACAAACAACGAATTTGTAATTATTGACTAATGAGCGACAAAAAGAATATACATATTTTAGAACTTTCGACCTATTCACAGCCAGACATTATAGAAGATTCTAAAAATGACTGGGTAGAGTACGGAGTCAATAATGACCATTACGAGTTTTTGATTGACCGATACAAAAACAGTACAACGAACAACTCAATAATCAACAACGTAGCTCGGTTAATTTACGGCAAAGGATTGGACGCTTCAAACGCTTCAAAAAAGCCAAACGAGTTTGCACAAATGAAATCACTTTTTAAGCCTAAGACGTTACGAGCTTTAGCCTTAAATGAGTATATGTTAGGCTGTGGAGTGTTACAATGTATCTTTGATGAAAAGCACACTAAGGTAATTAGAGTAGAAGCTGTAAAGACTAAACACGTTCGCCCAGCTAAATGTAACGAAGACGGAGAAATAGAGGCGTACTACTACTCTGATAATTGGACAGACACTAAGAAATTTCCGCCTAAGAGAATACCAGCTTTCGGAACTTCAAAAGAGCCTATTGAGTTTTTGGTTTATGGTAAGGACTCAATCGACCTTAAATACTTCTCAGAGGTAGACTACCAAGCTTGCATACCTTACTGTGTACTTGAGGAAGAAATAAGTAACTACCTCATCAATGACACCCAAAATGGATTCTCTGGAACTAAGGTGGTCAACTTTAACAGCGGTACTCCATCGGAGGAACAACAGCGACTGATAGCAAACAAAGTAAAAGGACAGTTAACTGGTGCGCAAGGCGATAAAGTAATTATAGCATTTAACGACAACCAAGAAGAGAAAACAACAGTAGAAGATATACCACTAAACAACGCGCCAGAACACTACACTTATCTAAGTACTGAGGCACAAGCTAAGATACTAAACAATCACAACGTAGTTAGTCCAATGATTGTAGGAATAACGACAGCAAACAGCGGATTCAGTTCTAATGGAGACGAGATAGAAGTAGCTACAAAGTTCTTCTACAATCAAACAGTAAAACCACACCAAGAGCTTTTGATAGATGCAATTGACGAGATACTAGCATTTAACGGAATATCTTTAAAATTATACTTTGAAAATCTTAACCTTTTACAGACAAGAGAAGAAGTAGAAACAGTACTAGAAGATAATACTAAACTTGGAGAAGAAGAGAGCAAAGAAAACAATAAAAATGTTGAAACATCTCAAGAGTTTAATTTAGAAGAGTTTTTAAGCGATTTAGGAGAGCCTAAAGAGCAGACTGGATGGATTACATTAGATGAGAGAGAAGTAGATTATGAGGATGAAGAGACTTTAAATAATCATTTAGCCGAAATGAACAAAGAGCTTTATGATAAGCTAGAAAATTCTACTTTACTTTCTAAAGTCTTTAACTTTGTATCAACTGGCACAGCTAGACCAACGGCTATAAGTTCACAGGACAAGCTAGTTAAGGATAAATTCTTCAAGGTACGATATGAGTATGTCGGAAACAAATCACCCGAACGAGGTTTTTGTAAGGCTATGATGAGAGCAAACAAGTTATATCGAAGAGAAGACATTGAAAGAATGAGTATGCAACCAGTTAATCCGGGATTTGGAGAAGGCGGCTCTGACACGTATAATTGCTTCAAATTCAAGGGAGGCGCTCGATGCCGTCATAAGTGGAAAAGGGTTACGATGATGTTAGATATTAACAAAGATTCAGATGAGTTTAAAAGAATAGGAACTAGAGCAGCAGAAATAAAAGGCTTTAAAGTTACGAATCCTTTCGAGGTTTCTGTATATCCTAAAAATTTGCCCTTAAAAGGCTTTAGCCCTAACAATAAGAATTTACCCTCAGACGTAAGATAACATGGCACAAGCACTATTCATAACAACAAAAGACATTGCAAAGTTCACAGCTTTAAACGGCAATGTAGACACAGATAAATTCATTCAATTTGTAAAGATTGCTCAAGATATACATATACAGAATTACCTCGGTACTGATTTATTTGATAAGATTAATGATGACATCGTAGCTGGTACGCTTAGCGGTAACTACTTGAG